CGACACGTTGTTCGAACGGGTGCGATCGGCCTGCGCTGCCATGTGATCGAAAGCGCGGGTGCGAAACACCTCGACGCTCGTGCCATCGCGCAGAGCAGCCGACACAACGTCGGAAGCCATGCCGGCGCGGGTGCCGATGTCGCTGATTTCAGCGGTACGGGTGCGCTCGCCAGCGATCAGCGTCGCGGCGTCGGGGCCGGGAGCGGCGGGGCCGGGAGCGGCGCGGGTTGCGTCGGGAGCCGGCGCCGGCGCGGGAGCCGCGCGGGTAGCGTCGGCCGCCGGCGCAGTCGGGATAACCGGATCGATGCCGGTGGTGTTGGCAGCATTGCGCCGCATATCTTCATTCTCCTGTGAATGGGCATCATCTGCCCGTTGCGATGAAACTTGGCCCGAGCGAGTCGTTGCCAGCGGATCGGCCGGCACAGCGACGAGGGAAACTTCAAGCAATTCCCAACGATCGGCGCGCCAAACCTCAACCTCGTTTGCGAGCGACGTGAGAGTCCACGTCGTCACGCGGTAGCCGACGGAAATGCCGGTGATCTCGCCGCGAGCAACCATGCCCTCGGCGTTGCGACCTGCATCGGTATCGACAAAGCGAATGCGGCCGACGAGGTTTCCGCCCTCGATCCGCGCATCCTCGACAACGCCGAACACGGCGTTGACCGATCCTTGATTGTGTGTGTCGAGCAACCGGACTTGCCCGAGCGCGACCCGCGAAAGGTCGATCGCTTCCGGCGAGATCGCTAGTTCCTCAAACACACCCCAACGCGAAACCCGCGAGCCGGCCGAGAAGATTGCCTCGACGGTGTGCGTTTTCTTGTCGTAACTCGTCGGCGTGAAACGCGCCGAAAGATCATCGGACGCTTTACGCTCGACGATCTCGCCCGGCACGAAACCGTCGGGCGTAAGATGCGGACGCGCGGCAGCGCCGCGCATCCAATGCGATTTTGATTTCATTCAGCGGCTTCCTTGTCTTTGCCCATCGTCGCGTCATCCGTCGGATCGCTTTCGCTATCCTCAGTGAGTTGCGACTTGCCGGTCTGATCGACACGGCGCGGATCGATGTCGAGCACGAGCGGCGTCGGGCCGGCGTCGGCCTCTTTCCAGAACTCGCGCGTTTCCTTGACGACTTGGCGCCAATCGCGGCCCCATGCGCCGATGAATTCCTGCGGCGACATACGCCCGGAACGAACCGCGAGAACATCCGCCTTCAAATCCTTGAGCGGATCAATCGGCTCGATCGCCGGCATGATGTAAGAGCGGGTATAGGGCGACTTGCGTGCCCGCACCTGCCCCGACATGATTGCGACAGCGAGCCAACGCTCGGTGATGCGGTGCATCAGTTGCGGCACGAGCGTCAACCATTGGATTTGCTCGACGAGGCGCCGCAACACACGATCGGCAGCTTTCAGCGACGAGTAATTCGCTTGCCGCATATCGCCGGTTAGCTGATCGTAAGTGATCAAGCCGCCCGAGGCGATGCCCATCAAGGCTTGCATTGCCACGGTTTCGAATTGACCGTTACCCGACGGCGAAAAGGCCGTGATCTGCTCGCCGAGTTTGGCGCGATAGATCATGCCGGGCGACATGCCCTCGATATTGCGGCCGGCGTCATCCTTGCGCACTTGCGCGTCGGCCATGTTCTTGATCGGATCAGCCGAGTTGATGATCATGCCGTAACACGCTTCCATGCGCATCTTAACGACCATCGCGTCCATCGTGTCGGCATAGTCTCGCACCGTCATCGTCACCGGCGACAACAGCGGCACGCCTCGCACCTGCCCGGCGCGCAAGATGCGATAGAGGTGACAGAAGTCAGCGCGCGGCACGAACTTCGGCACGACGCCGACATTCTGCGGCGCCATAAACATTTCGCCGGGATGCTCGGGATGCAGCCAATATCCCTCACGCTCATTCCAGTCGCCGAGCACGACGCCGAGCCGCGACTTTTTGCCTTCAAACACGCCGTTGCGCTCGGTTGCGATCAAGTCGCCCTCAAGCGTTTGCAGCGCCAGCGGCACCGCGCGGCCGTCGTCGAGTTTGCGCGGCACCATGCGCACGCCCGAGTCGCCGCGCTCAAGCATCGAACGGAACGCGGTCAACTGCACGCCGTTGAAATCTCGCTCGCCTTCAATGTCGGCGACGAGACACCATTCGTTCCACAACTCTTGGACTTTCGGGTCTTTCCAAGCGACCGTGATGCCGGTGCCGATCACATGCGCCGACAGAACGTCAACGATGCGCGAGCCGATCCACGTATTGCGAACGAGATCGCTTGAGCGCTCGCGCAGTTTGTGCAGCGCCGGGCCGATCTCGCCGTTGGCGCTATCTTGCAGCGAACCGCGAAACGACTTGCCGCGCCGGCCAACCATTGCGCCGTCATAGGCGCGGCTGGCGTCTAGCGCCGCGAGCGCATGCGAGCGGCGGATCGCCGCCGTCGGCGCCACATAGGCGAGCGCCCTAAGAAACATTGACATGCGCTAGTACCTCGAATGGGCGGCGTAACTGATCGGGCTGAACGAACCGCCGGTTAGCTCGGCGTTCATGTCGGAAAGGATCGAGCGCATTTCGTCGAGCGACCGATACGTCACCTCGCGGCTATCGGCGCCCGAGCCGAATTTCACCGTGCGCGCCCCGGCCCAAATAGCCGCCTTCAAGGCGTCGATATCGTCTTGCGTTACCGCCATCATCACACCTCAGAATGTTGGGAAAGAAGCCCCTCGGCGACCCGTCGGCCTATTGACGGTGCGATCGCGGGCACGCGATCAGCGACGCTTTCCCCTTTTCCGATCGCGGCGACGCGTCTCGGCGGGGCGAGGGCAAGCCGCGTCGCGCGTTAAGCAGCGACGCGTTCGGCTCACCTCTTGAATTGCATTTCGGGGCGCGCCGGCATTAGGAGGCCGGCGGCTCTTGGACCTTCCGCGCGGTGTCCGCGCCCCGAAAATTCTAGCCGCCGAACGATACGCCGATCAAAAACCAACCGACGCGCGGGCAACCGCAGATTAGGAGAAGCACGCCGAGGCAGAGCGCAATCACAATTGCGCGCCGGCGAACTGCGCGAACACGCGCTTGAGCCAATGATCGACCGTGCCGCGCATGACGGCGGACTCGGCCGTTTTTGCGAACACGCTAAACGGCAGGCTCGACTTATCGACCGCCTCGGCCGCCGCAACGCTCAACATCGGAATTTCGATCGCGGCCGGCGGGAAGGCGAACTTTGTGCTGCTGTTGCGGTTCCCGATCAGCACATGACGCATCGGGCCGAGAAGGCCGCGTACCTGATCCACCTCGTCGATCGAGGCTTGATTGTTGCTCAGAACGTGCGCGACGGTGATCTCATAGCGCGCGGGATCGAGAAACCCGATATCGCGGAGCATGATCAGCGTCGGCGACAAGACGCCGGCCTTGATGTCGATCACGGTGACGTTTGAACCGAGCGTGTCAAACACGCGCATCTGCCCGTCGGAGTCAGAGAGATCGACGATCTCGGCGCGCTCGGGAAAGAAACGCTTGAGAACGCCGCCGGTCGGATTTTCACCGCTCGGCAACACCTCGTTTTCGGTGTCGAAAGCGCGGTTCGGAACGGCGCGCGAATCGAGATAATCGACCAGCGCGCGCGTGGTGTGGGTCTTGCCGACGCCGCCCTTGTCGGCGCCGACGATGTAAACGATTGGCTTGCTCATTGTCCGTTGTCCTTTTGGTTTCGAAACTATCGATCGTTCCATCCGCCGACATCGCGACCGATCCAACCCTCGCCTTGCGGCTCGGACTGCTGCAGTCGCGCCGCCGGTGCGGCGTCACTAGCATTTGCGGGCGGTGACGCCGGCTCGACCGGCTGCGGATCGTCGGCCGGGGCCGACATTGCGGACGCGGGACTAGTCGCAATTTGTACTGAAAGAGGCCGCGAGACGAACAAGTCGCCTTGCTTGATGTTCGGGGCACGCTCGCGCGCGAGGATTTTCCATTCATCCTCACTCATCGACGACAAGCCGAGGTGATCGGCGATCGCCATATTGTAGACGCGGCAGTCGAGGAAGTGGTTTTCCTGACTACCGCGCGGGCGCCAACCCTTAGTCATGCGCCCGCGCGAGCGAATTTCCGCGAGATATTCGGCCGTTACCTGTTTGAAGTAAATTTCGTCAAGAAACTTGCCGAAATGGCAATATCCCGGCGGATCGACCTCTTGTCCGGCAGATTTACCCTCTCGACGCAAATCCTCATACCAATGACCCTTAAGCGACCATGTGCCGACGGGCCAAAGCTTCGCGAAGCCGAGTTTGCGGCCGTTGAGATCAATATCCTTGACGCTCGGCGTGCCGATTGCCGGCAGATGCCAGCCATCGCGGCCGTCAACGGCGTAAGCGTTATGGCGCGAGGTGCACCAATGATAAACGACGTGCGAACGAAAGCCCGAGTCGACCGCGAAGCCGTCGGCCTTGCGGCGGTTGCCGTAGCTATCCGGCCATTCTCGATCGTATAGCTCGGCGAGTTTGAGGAACGCGCCGGCGTTGGCGTCCGTGGTGTCGCCCTCGATCATGTCGGTATAGATCACCCAGGACTCGCGATTGGGCGCCCATGCGACGCCCTCCACATAGATGCCCCTCATCTGCACGTCGGCCGCAAACGTTAGCATCAGGCCGCGCGGCGGGATGCGCCCGCGCGGATAATCCTCGCGGCGCTCCATAAGGCGGACGTGATCTGGCGCATCGCCCTTGATCTCATACGCCTCACCGAGCGTGAGGTTATAGAACGCCTTTAGCTTGGCAGGATCGCCTTGCGCGACAATCCAGCGCTCGGCGATCTTGTCCCACGGCACGAACGGCGACGACATCGCGTCGATGTGATAGCTCGGGAATTTTCCCGGCCCCGGCGCGGTAGCGATCCATTCGCCGCCGCGCACTAATTCCTTTTTCTCGTGCGCCTCGATCACGACGCCGCAGCACGGCGCGATGTAGTGCGCTTGATACGGGAACGCGTCGTTAAACTTGAACTGCGGCCCGAACCGGAACGGAAACTTTTCCGCGCAGTGCGCGCACGTCACATGCCAATAGCGCTGATCGCCGGCGTTGAATTGCTCGTCGATGTAGCACGCGCCTTTAACCGTCGGCGTCGAGATATTGATCTCTTTCCAGTCTCCGGTATCGAGGAACGACTCATAACGAGCCTCGATCATCGCATGCGGCGAGCCTTGGCCGTCGAGATCGGCCGGGTATTCGCTCGCCTCGTCTTTGATGATCTTGCGTTTCGTTTTCGACCTGAGATCGGCCGTCGAGTTGGCGATCGCCAGCGCCATAGAGCCGCCGGGATACCGCTTGAGATACGTCGTCGATCCCTCGCCGCTGCGCGAGACTTGCGGCCTTACCTTGGCTTTGAGCGCGACCGATTGCTCGATCGACGGATTGAGTTTGTCCGCGATGAAGTCGCTCAAGGCGCCGTCGGTTGGCTGTACGAGCAAGATACCGCCGGCCGGATCGGTATCGATCGACGAGCCGACGATCGCGATCGCCATGATGGTAAAGCCGGTTTGCGCGCTCTTGCGGATCGCCTCTTTGTTGACCGACGATTCCGGGCCGCTGTTGTTAAGCGGCTCGATCACGTACGGCGTTAGCGTCGGGTCCCATTTTTCGTTAGCGCGCGGCCCGTCGGGCACGATCAGGTTTGCGGCGGCCCATTCGGCCGGCAACACCTTTTTCGGCGGCTCGATCAGCGCCATGGCCTCGGCCGCCATGAAGGCGATACCCGAGTTTTTGAATTGCAACATGATCGTGCCCTTTACGCCGGCACGTCACTTTCGCCCGGCTCGATCGCCGCCGGCACGGCCGCGCCAACAATATCCCGCAACGCCTCGGCGATCGCGGTGCGCAGGTTGCGCTCGATTTCCTTGAACAGCGCGCGCGATCCCGGCACACCATCCTTGACGCCGGCGGCCGTCATTTGCTCGGCATACGTCGGCAAGCGGCCGAGGATGCGCACGACGGCCTCGCCGATTTTCACGCCGCCGTTTTTAGCGTCGTCGATCGGCACGAGCCGGCCGAGCCGTTCCTCAAGATCGAGAAACTTGAGATCGGCGGTGTATTGCTCGGATCGCGCCTGATGATCGCGCTTGCGTGGCCCGGCCGGCGCCGTGTCCGCATCGTCGGCCGCGCGCGTTTCGGCGGCGGCCTCTTTGAAGGCGTCGCCGGTGTCGCCGACGGCGCGATCGAACTGCGCGAGGTTCACAAGCTTGGTGCCGCCCTCGCCGGGCCGCGCCTCGATCAGCCCGGCCTCGACGAGCGAGTCGACTCGCTTTGCGATGGCCTGCCGCGACTTGCCCTTTTGCCGAGCGATCTCGGAAACCGACAGCCAAAGGCCGTCTAAAAGATCATCGCTCATTGCCGCCATCGCCAGCGCCACGCGGCGCAAAAGCCGTCAACGAACGAGTCCCACATCACGAACGCCGCGCAGAAAACCGGAATGCGCCAAGTCGGCTCAATGCCGAGCAGCCGGGAGAGCAGCACGACGCCGCCGATCCAGAGCGTGAGGTGCGCGAGCGCGAGAACGCATCGGCGAAAGTGCTTGTGCATGGTGTCAACCTGTCAACCGCGTCAACCCAAGATTTGATTTTTGCCGCTAGCGATATTTCGGGGCGCTCTAGTGC